AGAGTAAGACGGTTGACAAGAAGTTCAGTTAAAGCAAAACGTGCCATGGAATCCCCATGATCCCAAGCACCGTTATCCTTATACCAGTTGTCTATCTTTTTGGATAGAAAGTGACACTTACCACTTGAGAGAATGCGATCTGCTCCTTTGACATCTAGGTCAAAGCCCAGATTACTACATTCTTTCAAGTTTTCGATCATACTATTCCATCCAGTTCCATAAAACTTCATATGTAAGGCAGTTCCATTAGCGAAACCTCCTTCAATAAACGCACTGATATACGCTCCAAAGTACTTCTTCAGTAAAATTTGCGTCCAAAATGGCCAATTGGCAATGCCTCTGGCCCCTTTTGTTGCAATTTTACTCTCGCGAATAGTTTCATCCTTCCTATTCTCGGAAACAAAACAGACGGGTGTGACCCCATCTCTAATCTTGTTATCTTGCAAAACAATATAATCCTGAATTGGCATTCCCTCAAATTCCTTATGAGTATAGCTATAATAGCCATTAATGTCAACAGAAATGTAGTCTCGTTTATCAGAGGAGTTAACTCCAAAGCCCATTGATGTACTAAGATTCACACTATTCAAATGAGAATATAAAGTGTGATCATTTAAACAATCATCTAGAGGCTTAACGAGACTTGGTTTCTCAGGACTAACGCGTTCAACAAGAGTACTCGCAACGGTTTTCCATGTACGACTAGGACTTGGAACCTTGGTTGTAAACTTAGCTTTAGCGATATGCTCTATTAAAGTAGAGCCGCTATCAACTTCAGTCTTAAACCTAGGATCGTATATACTAGTAGCAGACGGAGAAAACCCGATTGCAGCTTCAATAACTTTACCTTGCATTTTGGTGCGTCTGAGACTAGTCTCACGATATGCACCATTACGCAAAGTTCCAACACGGTTCAAAGTTTGTTCAACAGACTCATCAACTGGCGTAAACACCGGGTGATGAATAGTTTCACGTTGTAAACCGCCCTGACACAAGTATTCAGCTTGCTCACGACTAATGAATAGTGCATAAGAGTGAAGGTCATTCCCTGCTATGTGTATCCCCAATAATTTAGCATTATCAGATACATAGGCAAGGGTACAATCACCCTTTTCTGCAACAATTCCAATTCGATACGCGTACTTGTTAACAAGATCTTGAACCTTAACACGGTAGGCAAAACCGGGTAGTGGCCTTTTAACGGCACATATATCACCTTGCAGTATCCCTCCCGGACCGACTTGAACAATGTCATCATACATCGTTCTAACTTCGGAACTAGGAGGAAAATACTTATCAATGCTCGAAGTAGCTGGTAATTGGGAATTATTATCGTATTGTGACAAATGCCAACATACGATATCCCCATCCATTCTATCCTTCAAGTATCTCAACTGGTCAGGCAACATCTGTACAGTAGTATCAGTACCACGATACCTAATCGTAACGAAAATGTCATCACGTGCATTCAAAATAGACAGTATAAAGTGTTGTGGAAAAACAATCATCCTAGTGCGTAGAAACAATCCCTTACCGGCGGTATTAACATCGCCAGAGGAAAAGCTTAACTCGCAATAATTGGACTTGATTTTATTAACAATACTTTGCAAAGCCGATTCATCACTTGCATGTGGATACACATTATAATCGTCATGATGGATATGTCCAGAGCGTTTGGCTAAAGCTGCGCGTGACCTAGCGCTACCTCCGCCTCTGCTCCGTTGATGTTTCGCGTTTTTGCTAAGTATATCTCCTGCATCCCCAGGAGAATGCATATCAAATTCGCTATCATCATTTTCAGACTTCTTCACAGCAGCATATATAGTAATAACTGAAGCGATTAGCCCAACTCCTGCGTAAAGGTAGGAAATCGGCTGGGCTTTTCGCACAGTTTTAAGGGTGGTCATAAAAACCTTCTTCACACCCCTATATGCACCGTAAATAGCGTCTACGCACTCATCCCATCCCTTGGAAACGAGTGCTGGTAAAGTTTCATGCCAATAAGTTGATATGAACCTTTTAGCGTCTGCTTCTGACTCTGCAATAGTCGAACCTGACAAATCCTGACCCATCCTTGGGCAAGTGATCTGTATTAAATGGTCCAAGAAATACATGTCATAAACAGCCGCAACAGGGGTACACTCCACTAGTCCGTCATAGCTCTTCCAGCTAACACGTCCAGGAAGATCCCCCTGGTTGTCCAGCCACGTCACCACGTCGCTGGAACTTGGAAACACACCAAAATCCTTAAAGCGATATTTCCAAAAAGAAAGCAAATACGGTGTCAACCGATCAGAAAAAGCTAGACTAAATCCGTTAGCAATAGTGTTCCATTTCAATACAAAAGAAGTGGAAACTCTATCTAACGTCTTGTCGTCTAAACTATTATACCAATCAGGTGTCATGAAGCTTTTTAATTCTTCACAATACTTAGCATCAAACGTATCTTCTTTCAAAACCTTATCCTTCCATGAATAAAATTCTCTAATCACATTCCTACACTGGTCAACGGGTCTCATACAGGCAACATCTGAAACTTTGGCAATATCTGCCATATAGTTTTCAAACGTTTTAGTCTGTTCTTCTGACCCCATTGACGGCTCAGCCATTTCAAAGTTATTTCTAGTGGTACGAGGGGGTCCTCTATTCGAGGACCCCTCACTATGCTTAACATCTACTAATGGTTGAGGTGCGGGTTTGGTTTTAGAGCCTTCATCATCCGATACAATATCGGCCCATCTCGTTGGGGAAGAACTTGAAGCTTTCTTGGCATGATGGAGGGCAGAACGTTCATTACATTTCTCAAACTGATTTGCATTACGTCGCTGCCCTCCATGTTTGCCTATCTTCCTCTCCCCAGGAGAGGAATTAGGTAAAAGCTTTTGGATTCCTTGGCTAACTTTTTGCTTAACATTGTCCATCTGTGCGTCGACGGTTAATGGTTTGGTATCATAAAGGTTTTCGAGAAGTGTGTTCGCTTGCTGCGTAGTGTATTCTGCACTAGCAGCAAGTTTACTTACTATCTTCTCGTTCCTTAACATACCTTGCGCCTTGCGATGAAATTCATTAACTAGAATTCGTCGCTGGTGCAAAACCAAAACAATAATATTTTCAAATGAGACTTTTTGCATCCTCCCATTAAAAATAAGCCAAAAGTCAGCATGAGCGAACGTCGCCTGTTCCTCATCTGACAATGCTGCCAACTTCATGCCATCACATGACCCATCCTTCTTTTTAAACGCGGGTTTAGGCTCCATAACGATTGTTAATCCATATGGAGCCGAAAACCGCGCTTGAATCGCAGTAGGGTTAGTGATCTTACAAGCAGCAAGTGTCGATCGTAGAGGAGAGTTCGAAGTACAACATACTAACTCCCCCACAAAAGGCACATGCTTCTCGAAAGCCATTTTCGCAACAACACGCGCATCTGAAAGGTAGGTCAACAATTCCCCCCAGAAGTTATGCTGTTCCAAAGCATTTATGTTAGAACCAATGTCATCAAAAACCACCGTTTTCTGACCACAATAAGGATCCAACCACGCATTGCTGAGTGACTGGACATGCACACCTCCAGAGTGTGCATTGTCCCGTGTAAATATAGCCGCCGCTATGGCTTTACACAGAACTCCTTTTCCAGTCCTAGGAGAACCATACACAAACACACCAAGAGGGGGGACCCTCAATGCATTTCCAATATGATAATGAGACAATCCATCCTTATAAACTTTATCCATTCCATTAAATATAATACCTAACCGTTTAGAGAGAGAACCACAGTTAGGTCTAGCTGAGAGAGTTTTCATAAGGGCGCCTAAATCCTTACGAACGCGCACAAACTGTTGACAAAAATCAACATTATGATTACGTCTCTCATGAGCATCAATAGTATAGGAAAGAGCATTAGCAACAATAAATTCTTGCTTAGGCTCCAAACCTACAAAACCGAAAGGGGTACAATTAGTAATATAATTAGAAAGAACATCAGGTAAATAATTAGAAATATAGACAATAGCACTTGAACCAGACTTAACAATAGCCTTGATAGATGAATGTAACTTTATGGATTCCACAGGTTGCCCAACAACGCAACCCAATCCACAAATAACTATAGAAACTAAGTCTTGCAACTCAGTCATAGTCGTTCCATCCAATGGTCCTTGTGCATCAACAGTATAAATATCATCAAATTCCTCTTCAGGCTCCCAACTATCCACCACATTAACGTTCCAATTCCTACGTTCCTTATGTGGATTAGGGCGTAACTTAGCAATAAAAGAAGAAGCTGATTCAGAACAAGTAGACCATGCCAAACAGGCATAATCTACAAGTCTAGATAAAACTTTATCAATAGCATTTTGAACAGATTTATTGGTACAATAGAAAATTCCAGT